TTTTTTATCATAAAATGTCCTTTCTTTTCGATTGCTTGCCCGCATAGTTGAAAAGGTGTAGAATTTATGATAAACTATAGTTGTATTTTTTTATCATCTTTTCCATTGCTTGCTTGATGGAAAGTTGAACCCTCACACTCAAAGTTTTGCGATTTCGAGTGTGAGGTTTTTTTGTTTGAACTATTTCCAAAATGGAAACAGTTGGGAGCTCCTCAGATCTTAATTAGAAAAGAAAAAGTCAACAATAGAGAATTGCTGACTTTTTCTATAAACCCAATTATGTGAGCCAAGGGCAAACCTTGTTTCTGTATAACAATAGTATCATTATTGTTTCAAAAAGTCAATGCATTTTATAAAAATAGATTCAAAAAATTTTTTTATTCTAAATTCGGATTTATTAAATGTAGGAGAGCTCTGTGAATATTTCTCGACAATTAAATTAGCTTCAATTACTCGTCTCTGATTTAGTTCATCAGAACATAATTTTTTATGAAGATAAAATAAGTTGATGATGTCAATAATTTTTGGATAATGGACCAAGGCAAGATTTATCTTCATTGTATTTGCATAAGATTTTGTTTTAGGGTCTGGTTGCTTGATGTGATCAGCACGGTCAAAAAGATTTATTAAAAAAACATTATTATGAGCGCAAGAATTTCTAATATTTTTAATCAATTTGTGTTGAGTAGTATACAGAGGATCTGTTTTTAACTCTGACTTCTTTATATATAAATCAGCAATCGTAGTAAAATCACCATAACTTACAATTTCCAAAAATACCCAAATAGATAAATCTGTTCTTTTTTGAAACATATCTTTTTTATATTTATTTAAGCGAAATTGTTCAATTATATTTGAAAATTTTTCAGGGTATTCATTTTTAAACTCTTCAATTATAGAGTAGCCGTCTTCTTGGTCGTCTTCAGTGAGAAGTGTCATAAACCTTGTTTTTAATGAATGTTCTACATCTAAACACATTAATAATAATAATTCACGTAACCGAACATCTAAAGAAGCACAAATCGTTAAATCTAAGAAATCTAAGTTATCGTACTTTCCTTTGGAATTTTTAGGGAAGTTTTTTCTGTAACTAGTGATTTTATAGTAGTAACTTCTATTTTTAAGGTAATTGATAAGCTGGTCTTTAGAATAGTTGTTAATAGTAATATTTTTTTCTAAAATTTTTTCATACAAATCTTCAAAATTGGATTTAGGTTTTTCCATTCTTTCCTCCTTTCTACTGCATGTCAACTATTTCCAAAATGGAAACAGTTAGTTTTACTTCTCTCTATACAAATCCACGACTTCGCCGATAATTCGGAAGTCGGTCTCTGGTGTGATTGGCATATCCTTGTAAGCTGAATTTAAACTGTGTAAGTAAGCTTGGTCTTCATCAATGACAAGCTGCTTGATATAAGCATCTCCGTTGTAGTTAAACACTCCGATAACACCGTCATTCAAGTCCACGCTGGTCTGAATGAATACCAGGTCGCCGTCGTGATAGTCAGGTTCCATGGAGTCCCCTTTAATGGGAATGACAAAATCGGCATCGATATCTACTGGCAACTCAATCCGTTCCACTTGTACATCGTTCAAGTACTGGCCTGTACCTGCAGAAGCTGGGTGGTCGTAGTAGTCGTAACTATAGAGCTGAATAGCTTCCGATACTTCGTTTCCCTTTGTTTCTTCTTCGTTTTTCTGCTCTTTCAGTTGCCTCTCTGCGTAGTTCAAGACTTTGTTTTGTCTTGGAGGGGTTAGTTCATCGTAGATGGTTTGGATTTGGGGAGTATTAGAAGAGGAGTCGTTTTGAATTGGAGGGAAAAGGTCGTCAATTGAGATATTGAAAGCATTAGCTAGGTCAAACATTGTGTCCTTTTTAGGAGATCTAAAACCTTTCTCGTAATTGGCAATAGTTGTATCACCTACACTCACTAGTTTGGCAAGTTCTTTCTGAGTAAGATTTCGTTTCAATCGAAATTCTTTAATTTTTGCGCCAATATAAATAGCTAATTCTTTATCTGTCATGTTACCCTCCTTTTTATCTATAAAAATTATAACAAAAAACTCACGTAAAGAAAAGTTTTTTTGTTTTTTTTCAAAAAAAGTATTGACACTTCACGAAAAGTGAAGTATAATATAATCAAGCTTAAGGAAATAACAAAAAACAAACCGGAGGGAAACACCATGAACACATTAAACGAGAAAGCAATCAACATCTTCAAAGCAGTGGTTGCAGAAACCTTACTTCAAAACACATACGAGGAACGCTTCCTCTATGGTCAGCTTGAATCATTCTGGAACAACAGTCGTCAGTTCGCTTTCGGATGGACAGAGTTGGCAGAAGAGATCGAACGCCAAGAGCGTTACCTTCTTGATGCTGGTTTCACTCAAGACGAAATCGATGACATTCGCTTTGATGCATCATTCGCAGGAATGATGGACAAAATGAATGTAGCCTGATCGGTAGCACCAGGGTTCGACTCCCTGGCAGGCTGTTGCTCATAGAGCAAAAAAAAAGAGAAAGGAGTAGGAAAATGAGACCAAGACGGTATCCGTATAGCGGGAAAAGAAAAAAGCAATCTGATGAACAGATTGCTAAGTTGAAAAGAGATATTGATGTAAATCGTACAAATATATCATCTTTAAAATCCACTATTGAAATTCTAAATAACCATTAGAATTATCGATAACTTGGTAACCTTGAGCGGTTGCTTCTTTGATAATTTCAGTTTTAGACATTTCATAATTGGATAACTGAATTACTACGCTAGGTTTATCAGTAGCCGACTCTGAAAAATTAGATAATAGAATATTATCGAGATCCGCCCAAGTTAGTTTCTTAACAACGTGGTTTGGCTTATGGCTAAGCTTACTCATTTTTTGCTCTCCTTTCTATTGAAATTTTGACTAAAACGGTGAGAGGTCCTAGTCAATAATGATTATAACATAGATAACAGAAAAACACAACATATTGTGATTAAATATATTTGCTTAACAACATATAGTGTTTTAGAGGTGTAAAAATGTGGGAAAAATTAAACCGAATAATGCAGGAAAGAAATTTGAATGGTTATCAATTATCTAAGATGTCTGGAGTCAACCGCAGTTTCTTTTCTGATTTAAAAAGTGGAAAGGTGAAATACCTTTCTTGGCCGAACATATGCAAAATTGCTGATGCACTAGAAATCAGCTTGGATGAATTTAGATAAGGAGGTAGGAACGTGCAAATTTATTTGTATAAGTTAAGAAAAGAGAATAATATTTCTCAAAAGGATATGGCTAAAATCATAGGAAAAAGCATAACGACTTATCGTGATAAAGAGCTTGGGAAACAAGATTTTAAATTAAGTGAGATGTTTTTAATCGCCAATTATTTCAATAAAGATATTGGTGATATATTTACGCCTTCAACTTCACAAAAAGTGAAGTAAGAAGTGAGAAAGGAGCAAATATGAAACCAAACCGATATCCGTATAGTGGAAAAATAAAAAACGTACTCCAGCTGCTATCTGAAGTACGCTACGGAAATTGTTCTGCTCAAACTAATAGCAGTAGCCAACAACACTTCACTGGTATCGCCCCCAGCACTGTAGTTGAAATAAACTCTGATTCTCGATTTTAGAGTCTAGCTTTTTCGCCACTTTAGAAGTGACAGCTTGTTTAAACTACTATTTGGGTCGTCTAGCTAAGACGCCCTGAAAAAGCTAACTCTCCCTATTGAACCCTGCTAGCCAGGTGCGGTAGGCAAAAGGTAAACCTACAAATGAATCCAAAGTTTACTGAGACACAGTTCCTATCAAAAATTTAGCCAATTTACATTAGCTCCTTTCTTGTTAAGGATAATATAACTATATACTATTTGTGAGTGGTTGACATCGGTCTCAAGACCGATTTTTGGAGAAAATCATGGAAGATAAAATCATCGAACTAGCTGATTACTTCATCAGCGAATCTACAACGTACAGAGAAGCTAAAATAGCATGTGAGAAGCTATTAAAACAAGTTAGCCATGAGATTGAGCTCAGGGCAATGGAAAGTAAGATTTCTAAATAAAAAAGCACCTGACGGAAATCAGGCGCATACTTAAATAATTAAAACCATTATATCACAAAAATGCTTGCCCGCATAGTTGAGAGGATGTAAAAAATGGAAGGTATAACATTACAATTACGATTGGACGGCGAAAGTGCTGAACTGTTTACGAATCAATTATTGGCCTTTGCTGAAAAACAGGTCAAGGAGCAGTTAGAGAATGATCGTATGCCAATCAATCAACAAACTTTGATGAAGAAGTTCGGCTTTACGCACGGATATGTGAAGCAGTTAGAACGCAAAGGATTAAGATTTCGTAAGCAGGGGAAAGATACTATGTACGATGTCAATGATGTTTATGAGATTTTGGAATTAGAAAAACAAGTACGGAAATTAAGAGCGTAAGGAGAACAAAATGACAGAACCAACTGTATCAAGCCAATTGCTTGGCTTACTAGTTATTTTTATAGGGTTCTTTATCCTGATGATATTTACAGCTAAAAATGAAAAATCGGATGAGCAAAATGTAGTAATCATCATCGAAGAAACTGAGGATTTTAGAGAAGTTGCCCGAAGAAACTTGAAAAATAGTGATAGGAAATCCACCTACGATACCCAACCACCTACAGGACTGGCTTCATCGATTGAGGATGTACCACAAGTTTTTAGAGCATGCATCGAAGATTATGACAGACTGGCTCAGGACTACATGGAAGAAGCAGGTAATAATGATTTTCTAAGAAAGCAAAATGCAGGCCTCTTAGAAGAAAATGGGCGTTTGCTTTATCAGGAAATGACTTTGGATTTTCGTCAGAATCCAAGAAAATGGAGGGCAAAGACATGAGTGTTAGTCGTGAAATGAGTGAGATGGAAATCCGTGTGTTAAACATGATCATGAATTGCGCGACTTTCGACCTGCCCATTCAAGCGAGTGAAATTCGTATCGAAACCGGACTTTCAAAACGTAAGTTAGAAGAAGTCATCGAGAGCTTACGTGTCAATTTTGGTCATCCTATCGTAGCTAAGAAGATGAAACCGAACGGATATTACTTGCCACGAAGTGAGGAGGAGCGACAAGCTGGGCTTGCGCCTTATCGTCGTCAAATCCTAACTGAGCAAAAGAATCTTGCTGCAGTGATGAATGTTGATCTAGAAAAATATTGGGGGAATAGCGCATGAGTGAAGATTTTAGAATACCACCTCATGATTTAGTCGCAGAGCAGTCGGTTCTGGGTGCAGTCTTTATCTCACCAGAAACAATGGTATCTCTAGCAGACGAATTGGTCCCTGATGATTTTTATAAACCAGCTAACAAGATTGTATTTAAGACCATGTTGTCATTACTTGAAAAAGGCGAGCCAATCGATGCTACTACCATGATTTCTGCGCTTACTAATCAGGGTGACATTTTAACCATTGGGGGCATGACATATGTTGTAGAGTTGGTAAATTCAACACCAACTTCAAAAAATGTGGAGCATTATGCCAAACTGGTTAAAGAAAAGGCTATGCTTCGAAAGGTAATCGCTGACTTGTCAGAGTCTCTTTCTAGCGCATATCAAGGCGATGTATCAATCAGTGACATCATCTCAAAGACTGAAAAATCCATGCTGGATATCAGCAATCAGAATACAGGCACAGGTTTTCGCAATGTGGCCGATATCCTTGATACACATATGCAGATAGTCGAGACTCGCTCACAGACAGATGGATTCGTAACTGGTCTATCTACTGGCTTTGTCGGATTGGATAAGATTACAACAGGCCTTCATGAAGGGAATCTTATCATCCTTGCTGCTCGTCCTGCCATGGGCAAGACGGCGCTAGCATTGAACATTGCAAAGCATGTGGCCACGATGGAAAGAAAAACTGCCGTAATCTTCTCGCTTGAAATGGGAGCAGAGGAATTGATTGAGCGCATGGTGGCATCTGAGGGGATGATTCCAGGTTATCATTTGAAGACTGGGAATCTTAGTACCGATGAGTGGAAAAGACTTGTACATGCACAAAGCAATCTCTATGATGTGCCTATTTTTGTGGATGATACTGCTGGTATTCGGATTTCAGATATACGGTCAAAGGCTCGAAAGCTTTCTCAAGAAATGGGCGGTCTAGGCATTATCATCATTGACTACTTGCAGTTGATTACTGGTTCAAAGAGGGAGAATCGTCAGCAGATTGTTTCTGAAATTTCAAGGGAATTGAAGATACTAGCAAAGGATTTGAGGGTTCCTGTCATAGCCTTATCGCAGTTGAGTCGGTCGGTTGAGCAGAGACAGGACAAGCGCCCAATGCTATCAGATTTGCGAGAATCTGGTTCGATTGAGCAAGATGCTGATATTGTAGCATTCTTGTATCGTGATGCCTACTACAAAAAAGAACAAGCAGATAGTCAGGAAGCTAACAATGTAACCGAGCTGATCCTGGAAAAGAATCGGCATGGCAGTCTAGGGACAGTGAAGTTGTATTTTCACAAAGAATACACAAAATTTTCAAGTGTGGAGGGGTAGAGGATGGCTGAGACTTATTTTAAAAATGAAGTTGAAAAGTTTCAATATTTTCAATTGCCTAAATGGCTCTTTAAGGAGCCTTATAAAAAGTTATCAAACAACGCTAAAATAATGTATGCCTTGCTTTATAATCGTTTGGACTTGTCTTTGGAGTCCAAGTGGCATGATCGAAATGGTCAAGTATTTATGTATTTTACAACGGCTGAATTTTGCGAAGAGTTGGGTTGTTCGGAGAAAACGGTAACCAAGATTAAAAAGGAACTTGTGACATCAGGTTTGTTGAGGGAAGAACGTCAGGGATTGACTAAGCCAAATCGACTTTATATCCTTGGTCCCAAAATTGTTCAACAAACAATTCTTGAACCGGAGAAATTACCATCCAGAACCGTAGAAAATACCACTCTGGATACGCAAGAAGTACAAACAATAAAGACTGATATTATAAAGACTGATATAGATAATAATAAATTGTCGATTTGTAAGGAAGTTATTTCTTATCTCAATTTGAAAGCTAAGAAGAATTTTAAGGTTGACACTGCTAGTCATCAAAAATTTATCAAGGCAAGACTAAAAGAGGGTTATGTCCTTGAAGATTTTAAAAAGGTTGTGGACGTCATGGTCGCTAAGTGGAAAGGTACAGAGTATGAACAGTATCTGCAACCACAAACGCTTTTCGGCAACAAGATGGACAACTATCTGAATCAACCTATGCCAAAACGTTCTACAATTTTAACCAGTACGGTTGATGAAAGGCTAGGATTTTAAATGAAACAGTTTAAACAATTCAGAACCAGAACAGTTCTTGATGATGTCTGTGAAATCCATGGATGCCATCTTTGGTCTGTTAAGATTCCCATCAAGGGCAAGGTTGAGGAAATCAGTCAATGTCCTGAATGCGAGAAAGAGAACATTCGTCTCTTTGAAAAGCAGTTGAATATGGAATCTGAAGTTAAAAGCAAGCTATCGGACACTTACGAGGTCTTTGCTCGTGACAGTATCGTTTCAAGTAAGCTGGCCAGCAAGTCACTACATGACTATGAGATTCAGGTTGATATTGATGAAAAGGCTATGAATTTTGTGAAGCGGTTGGAACGTGAATACGCCAAAGGTACGGTTGGAAATGCCATCATCACAGGACCTTCTGGTGTTGGTAAGAGTCATCTGACCTATGGATTAGCTCGGTTTCTCAATGAGCAATTTAAGTCTTATGATGAACCTAAAAGCGTGCTTTTTGTATCAGTAGTGACTTTATTTGATAAGATTCGAGAAAGCTTTGAATTTGACAATGGGTATTCAGAAGCTAAGATGGTCAAGCTATTGTCTGAGGTTGATTTCCTTTTCTTGGATGACCTTGGGAAAGAGAGTCGAAAAGCTGATACAAAGCGAAACGAATGGGCACATCAGATATTGTTCAAGATCTTGGATAATCGGACAAATACGATCATCAATACGAATTTGAGCAGTGAAGAGATTAAAGAGCTTTATTCTGATGATTTTGGGAATGGTGCTCTCTCTAGTCGAATTTTTGAAGGAGCAACAGGAAGGTGCTTTGTGTATCCAGCTGGGATGAAGGATAGGAGATACTAATGTTAAATCTCTACTTCGTATATAATGGGCACTGTCAATTTTTTCTTGGGACGTTTAATAACGTTGATGATCTCATTGAACGGATGGAAGACCATCAATGGGCATTCTCGGATATCACTCACCCAAGGTTTCAGAAGCACATCGGCAAACGGACAACACGGTTCGACTATGGTGCTAAGGATTGTTACTATTTAGCGACTTTTTCAGGAGGGAAATAAAATGATTGAATTTATTAAAGAATTTGGAATGGCTATTTTATGGATGTTCTTAGGATATTTAATCGGGGAACGTGCAGCAAGAAAGGAAAAGAAAGATGATCAATAATGTAGTGTTAATTGGGCGCTTAACTCGTGATCCAGAATTACGATACACGCCATCAAATGTTGCAGTTGCGACTTTCAATCTCGCAGTCAATCGGAATTTTAAAGGTACGAATGGAGAGCGAGAGGCTGACTTCATCAATTGCATCATGTGGCGCCAACAAGCTGAAAATTTTGCAAATTGGCTTAAAAAGGGCGCTCTTGTGGGAATCACAGGTCGCATCCAGACTCGTAGTTATGAAAATCAACACGGCCAACGTGTCTATGTGACAGAAGTGGTAGCTGAAAGTTTTCAAACGCTTGAAAAGAAGGATAATACTGCGAATCAGTCAAGCATGGAAAATCAGATGCCACCAAGTTATGGCCAAGGCGAGCCAATGGATATTTCAGATGATGGATTACCGTTTTAGGTGATTTATATGAATGATGACTTAAAGAAGCACCTAATTGAAGGCTATGAGCTAGAGATTGAGAAAGCAGAAGCATACATATTAGAATTAACTGGACCATGTGTTAAATCACTTGCACATTCACGGGCAGAAGAACGTGGATACTGGAAAAAACGAGTGAAGGAATACGAAAGT